GCTAACTGTGGTGCTTCTATGAAGCCTACTCAGTCCAAGAAGAAGTGAGTTAAAGCATGAGTGTGGATTACAGAGGTGAGAAGTTCTCCGGTTACAACAAGCCAAAGCGTACTCCAGACCATGCCAGTAAGTCTCATGTTGTCTTAGCCAAAGAAGGTGAGACGATTAAGATGATTCGTTTCGGTGAGCAAGGAGCTAGCACGGCTGGTAAACCAAAGGCTGGTGAATCTGATAAGATGAAAGCTAAACGTGCTAGCTTTAAGGCTCGCCATGGTAAGAACATTGCTAAAGGCAAGATGTCTGCAGCATACTGGGCAGATAAGGCGAAATGGTGATGGCTACTAAGAAGAGTAAGAAATCAACTGTTAACGCAGCTGGAAACTACACGAAGCCTACAATGCGTAAAGGCCTTGTGTCTAAGATCATGGCTGGATCAAAGGGTGGTAGCCCTGGTCAGTGGTCAGCCCGTAAAGCCCAGATGGTAGCTAAGGAATATAAAGCTAAAGGAGGAGGATACAAGTAATGAAAGGTGTTAATCATTACCTGAAAGATGGTACCCTTCACAAAGGGAAGAATCATAAGCATTCAGACGGAACACTTATGACAGGAGCTGGAATGTCTAAGTCTTCTAAGAAGCTCTTCCACGCAAAAGATTTAAGTAAAACTGCAAAGGCTAAAGCTGATGGCGCTGTCAAAAAGTCAAAGAAGTCTTAAGAAGTGGTCCAAGGAAGACTGGGGTACCAAGAGTGGTAAGAACTCAACCCAGGGTCCGAAGGCTACTGGTGAGCGCTACCTACCTAAGAAGGCCATAGCGTCTTTGACTAAGGAAGAGTACTCTAAGACCTCAGCTGCTAAACGCAAAGGCACTAAGGCCGGTAAGCAACACGTTGCACAACCCAAGAAAATAGCTAAGAAAACAGCAAAAGTTAGGAATAAGAAATGAAGTACGAAGTAAACGGTGACGTAATCGTCAACTCCCGTGGTGATGTTATGGCACACTTTACTAACGGTGCTTGGGAAACCAAGAACGATGAAGTACTGCCTTTCATTGCTGACTTGAATAAACCCAAAGCAGCCCCTATGTGTGGTCTACCGACTCCTAAAGTTAAGAAGGAAAAACCAAATGGCTAAGCGTGAACTAACTGAGATGCAGCAAAGCTTTCTCAATGTACTCTTTGAAGAGGCAGAAGGTGATCCTACTAAAGCTAAGAAGCTTGCTGGATACTCGCCTAACGTAGCTACCTCCTCCGTTACTGCAGCCCTCACTGACGAGATTGCAGAGCTTACCCGTAAGTTCATTGCACAAAGTTCTACCAAAGCAGCCTATACTATGTTCAGTGTCCTGAGTAAGAACGCAGACATGTTAGGAGCTAAGGAACGAATGGCAGCTGCTAAGGATATCATGGACCGTGCTGGTTTTGTTAAGACTGAGAAGGTAGAGGTCACAACCAGTGAGCCTCTGTTTATCCTTCCAGCTAAACGTCAAGATTAATACTTGACAAGTTAAAATGTGTATGGTATAAGATGGCAAGGAAACAAGCTCCGTCCTTCAAGGACATTCCGACTAACCAAACTTGGTTCATACCTAAGAGAGGACTAGACGGAGAGTACTACCCTATTGTACGTGTTGGAAGACACATACCTTTTGGGTACGAGCAGGACGTAGAGGATAAAGACATCCTCCACCCTATTCCCTCTGAACTAGAAATGCTAGAGCAGGCTAAGAGGTACCTAGCTGAGTACAGCCTTCGTGTTGTAGCTCGCTGGCTTACTGAACAGTCTGGTCGGTATATCTCACATGTAGGACTTATCAAACGTGTCAACATCGAAGAACAACGAAGGCAAGCGGCCTCAGCCTATCGAACTTATGAAAGGCGCTACAAAGAAGCAGCCCAAAAAGCTCAAAAGCTCGAAGCCGGACGTATCGGTGGTAAAAGAACAAAAAGTATTGATTCCAAAAGAAAAGACGATACATAAGACTTACGCTAGTGCTAAGCCTGAGCCGATCGACATTAAGAAAGCTCAGGAGATTATCTTTGAACCTAACGTAGGTCCTCAGACAGACTTCCTAGCCTCCACAGAGCAAGAGGTTTTGTATGGTGGTTCAGCTGGTGGTGGTAAGTCCTACGCTATGATTGCTGATCCAGTTCGTTACTTCAACAACCCACAGTCCAAGAAACTATTAGTTCGTCGTAGCACAGAAGAGTTACGAGAACTTATTTCAGTATCTAAGACCTTGTACCCTCGAGCTATCCCAGGTATCAAGTTCATGGAGAGGGACAAGACTTGGATTGCACCTAGTGGTGCTACCCTCTGGATGTCTTACCTAGACCGTGAGGATGACTTACTGCGTTACCAAGGGCAGGCTTTTAACTGGATTGGCTTTGACGAGCTAACACAATGGCCCAACCCAAGTGCTTGGAACTACATGCGGTCTCGTCTTCGTACTACTGCTGCTAGTGGACTCTCTACTTACATGAGAGCTACAACCAACCCAGGTGGTCCTGGGCACCAGTGGGTTAAGAAGGCATTCATTGATCCTGCACCAGCTAACACCTCCTTTGAGGCCACAGACCCAGACTCTGGTGAGGTCATTGCTTTCCCAGCTAAGCACAGCAGAGCAGGTCAGTCTTTGTTTAAGCGTAGGTTTATTCCTGCTAACTTGTTTGATAACCCCTACTTAGCTGAAGACGGTATGTACGAAGCTAACCTCCTATCTCTTCCTGAGCACCAACGTAGGCAGCTCCTAGAAGGTGACTGGAGTGTCTCAGAGGGTGCAGCCTTCTCAGAGTGGGTACCATCAAAGCACGTAGTAGCTCCTTACGACATCCCACACAGCTGGGCTAAGTTTAGAGCGTGTGACTACGGATACGGTTCTATGACTGCAGTATTGTGGTTTGCTGTATCCCCAGCAGAACAGATTGTAGTCTACAGAGAGTTGTATATCAACAAGACAACAGCTTCTGATCTAGCTGATATGATTAATGAGATCGAGAAAGGTGAAGGGATTCGCTACGGAGTACTAGATAGCTCCTTGTGGCACAACCGTGGAGACACAGGTCCTTCCCTAGCTGAGCAGATGATTATGAAAGGTTGCCGCTGGCGTCCTTCCGATCGCTCTAAGGGGTCTCGTATTGCAGGTAAGAACGAAGTACACCGCAGACTACAAATAGACGAGTTCACAGAAGAACCTAAGTTAGTCTTTTTTAGCACCTGCCGTAACATTACTACAGAGATGCCAGCCATTCCTCTCGATAAGAACAACCCAGAAGACGTAGACACTAAGAGTGCTATCGACCACGGATACGATGCACTGCGGTATGGCCTTATGACAAGACCTCGCTCCTCACTATGGGACTTTGATCCTAACGCTCAACGCTCAGGCTTCCAAGCCAGCGACAAAACATTCGGTTATTAAGGATTACTATGGACAACTTAGACAAAGACCCCTCAGAGCTTGAGCATAACATGGAGCAATCTGAATCTTCCTTCGTAGAAGACATGAAAAAAGGTGAAACGTCTGACTCCCCAGTTGGAACAATTACCTCTTTTGTTGAAGAACGCTTTAGTAAAGCTGAAACAGCCCGTTATACAGACGAACAGCGTTGGGTACGAGCTTATCGTAACTACCGTGGTCTCTATGGACCTGATGTAGCCTTCACAAACACCGAGAAGTCCCGTATCTTTGTCAAAGTAACTAAGACTAAGGTACTTGCAGCCTACGGTCAGCTCGTTGAGGTCCTGTTTGGCAACAACAAGTTCCCAATCACCATTGATCCGACTACATTGCCCGAGGGTATTGCAGAAGCTGTCTCCTTTGAGACCAATCCAGAGATGCAAAAGGCCAAAGAGCCTGAGCTGACACCAGAGCAGACCAAGTTAAAGCCTGGTGAGACTACACAGCAGCTCTCTGAGCGCCTAGGAGCACTCAAAGCTAAGCTAACCCCAGTCATGGGTACTTTGAACGAACGAGAGGGCGCTACAGCGACTGAGATTACTGTGCATCCTGCTCTGTTGGCTGCTAAGAAGATGGAAAAGAAGATTCACGACCAATTGGAGGAGTCTGGTGCCTCTAAGAAGCTCCGTACAGCTGCATTTGAGTGTGCATTGTTTGGTACAGGTGTCATGAAGGGTCCTTTTGCAGTAGATAAAGAGTACCCACACTGGGATGACGAGGGTAACTACAAGCCACGTACACGTACCATGCCACAGTGTGATGCAGTATCTGTATGGAACTTCTACCCTGACCCAGACGCTAACAACATGGATGAAGCTGAGTACGTCATTGAGCGTCACAAGATGTCACGTTCACAAATG